ACATAAATATAATAATAATTAACCATACTAACAAATTTTTAGTAAAATATTTTATGAGCCATCTATATCAGCCATATCTATCTTACGGCGTACTGACCATAGTTTGGTCTCGAAAGCTTTGTATAGCATCCGTAACGGATTGCATCTATGCTGTGATTAAACATATCTACAGGAGTGTTTAGCACTACTCCATTCTTATCCTCTTTCCATTTATAATTTCTAAACTCTTTGATAGTGTTCGTCGACTCTTTCGTTACGTGTAGAGCATAACGCTTTAACATATCAATTCCGATATTAACTGAATCGCGTCCCTTGGTGGCGGGTTTAATATTCCAACCCATTCGATAGATTTCTTCAATACTCTTTGGCTCTCCGCTATCAGCATAAATTTCGTCACGTCTCCCTATCTCTAAACGTCCCAATTCATTTGCGATGTCTTGATTAGTCATATTTGTACGATAGATTTTTTCGTCAAAATATAGATTGGTGTCGTGAATGTAAATTGCTATTAGCGTTGTTGGGTCGTTAGTATATCCAAAGTCCATACCGTATGATATAAACCTTGCATTGTCTGGAATTTTATCTATAAGGTTTGTTCTAAATATTATTGACTTACCACTTCCCACTTCCCCAAGACCGTAAACCCTCCAATAGTTTTCGTCTGTTTGTTTTAGCAATTCAATTTCCTTTACAATCGAATCCTCTAAAAAAGGGTTGTTTAAATAAGTAGTGATATGAAACTCTGCATCCTCTCTTGTTTTTACTTTTTCATATATCCAATGAAACTCGTCAGACGGGTTGTAGTCAATTATTATTCTTCCGGTTGTACGAAATACCAACTGTTGCCAATCTTCCCAATGCAACTCGTTAGCCTCGTTTATAAATAGCAAATCTCTTTTACGTCCACGAACCTTTTGCGGTTGGTCTAAAGAAATAAACTCTATCATATTACCGTTAAGGTTGTACTCGCTTGAAGATTTATTGTGGTTCTTTTCGTCGTACAATTCGTATGATCTTAATATCTCTATAAAATCTCGCATTGCTGACGTACGTAATGCCGGATAGGTTTTCCTACATATAGTTACAATCTTGCCACTATTTTTTAGTGCATAGGAAAATATAATCCATATTAGAATGTTATAGGTTTTTCCGGAACGTGTCCCTCCTTGCTCTATAACTATCCTCTTATCGGAAGTCTCAAGATGTCTAAATACAATGTTACTCTTTAGTGTCCTCATTTAATGGGTCTACAATCTCTACTCTAAAGTGATTGTCTGTTCCTAAATCTACTTCCTGCCTTTCAACGTACCCTCTATTTTTACCGCGTGTCTTTAAAAAGAATATTGTACTTGTCTCTTTGTTCTTTCGGATATTATCAAACAATTTGCTTTCGGCAAAATCTAAACAAACGTTATTCAATTCCTCTACTTTCTTTTTATAGTCCGCATCGTCTTGCATCCATTGATAGTGAGTACTTCTATGTATTCCGCATTTCTTTGCCGCGACGGTAACGATACCAAGAGTGTCCTCTAAAGCATCCAGCATTTTCCTTTTACTGTCGGATGTGTCTATCATAACAACTCACTTTTTTTAATAGAAAATTCTTCGTAACAGTGTGGACATAGTACATCGACTGTATCTTCGGTTGTTTTCTCGGCACTAAACCTATCCTCTAAATCGTGTTGTACTTTATCTACTTTCTCCTGTGTAACAGGGTTTACATTGAATCCTACCGAATCATCTAACCAATCGGTGAGGTTTATATTTTGAAAGTAATTCTGCATAGTCTCAAAATTACCTATCTCTCTTAACTCGACTACCAATTCTTCATTATCCCATATAGTCATTTCGTGTGTCTTGTTGTCAGCGATACGGTATTCTTTTGCTTTCGTATCTGGGAGGTCTAACACAACGCAAGGCGCTTCTGTATATCCTAATTGCATTAACGCTTTAAATCTCGCGTGTCCTGTAATTATTACGTTATTAGTATCTAAAACAAGTGGCTGATTAAAGCCGTATGATTTAATAGACTCTTTGACCGCCTCTACTGTTTTGTCGTTCTTACGAGCGTTTCTCCAATAGGGTTTAATTTGCGTAAGCGGTATCTCCTGTACTTTGAGATTTAATTTTTGCATAATATTCTTTCTTGGTTAATAATTGCTTTTTGCTTTCCCACGCTTTTTTATATTCTGCGTCAGAGAATAATTTACTGAATCCGGTAATATGTTTTAATCTAAGTAATTCTTCTGCCTCCATTCCCAATTCTTCACATATAAGATGGTCTTCCCATCCGTTATCTAACATTTCAAAAACTATATTACTCATTCCATTTATTGAGTGCTTGCCTCTTGCTCGGTTGTGTCGAACGGTCGAAGCCATACGGTCGTTAATATCCTTGTCAAGAACAACAATAGGCAATCTTCCGTGATTAGCCTCTTGCACGTCATCGTGTGTCTTACAAGTCAAATACCTATGGAATCCGTCTATTATAACGTACTTATCTATACTTTTGTCGTAAATCGTTACAACAGGCTGTGTATAGCCGTCGTGTTTAATAGATGTGTGTAGTAATTTCATTTCAATTGTTGCCACACTATTTGGGTTGTAATCGTTGGCTTGAACCTTATTAACGTCTACCCATCTAACCCTGTCAACGGGTTGTGTATTTAAGGGAGAAATAGAATACAGAAAATCTCGCAAGTCCTCTATAAATTCTATTTTATCCTCTGCGTCATTAAACTTTTGCTGAATTAGTTTCTTAATGTTCATCCGTGTATATATTTGTTTTTATCGCTATACTTGTTTGTAATTCCTTGCTTCCATTTCTTCCAATTCAATACGTCCGGCTTTTCGGTAAAGTTTTTCAATTTAGCTAAGTCAACGTCATTTGCTAAAATAGTGTTAATTTGTGCTTTATGCAAATCCTTAATATGCTTCATACCATCGTACCTAACATCCATTTCGCCCCACTTCTTTTTTAAACGCTCTTTAAATTTTTCGTCTTGTATTAAATTCTCGGTTAGATAATCTCTATACTCTAACCAATCTCTAAACATAAATGGCAAATCCTTTATAAAGTAATCGTCTTTGAATTTACCGGCGGTATTAATTCCTGTCATTCTTTTTGTTAGTTTTACCCACGTCTCTTGCTCGACCTCCTGCAAATAGAATAAAACATTTATAGCCGTTTCGTGATGTAAATTACTTACTCGCATATTTCTAATAGGAACGCCGTGCATATACTGATAGTCATAGACTTTTGTGTAAGGCCAATTATTGTCGTGTATTGCTTTCCATACGTCTGTGTAAGACCAATCGTAAATAGGATAAAATGTAAAGTGTCCTATCTTTTCATCTAACCTCTTGCCCCACGTTATATCTTTATACGTTAAAGCTTCGGTCATTGCTAAATATCTTCTCGGACTTTCCTCTGCTCTCACTCCGGCTAAATAACAAAATCTTTCATTCGGATAATGATAGGCAGGAATTTTAGTAAATAAGTCGTGAAACTTATCTGTACCGTAAACGTTTTCTGTTAACGCCATAGGGTTTCTTTCTCTCATATGTTCAATGCCATCTTCCCAAGCGGTAATCCATTGCTTTACATTAGACGAGGCATTAAATATTTTAAAAGGTATTTGCAACCACATAGGGTCTATTCGTTCGTCAGTAAATAATTCTTCCATATAATCTATTACTGCTTGCCATTCAGCTTCTTGGTCCAGAAACATAACCTTTAACGGTAAACGTCCTTTTTCTTCTGCTACCATCAATGCAAGAAACAGAGTCACGGTAGAATCTTTGCCTCCACTAAATGATATTACTACATTTTCAAATTCGTCAAACAAATATCTAATCCTATTTAAAGAGGCTTCGAATACATTTTCTTTTTTATATATTTTCATAATTACCTATGTATAATTTTGACTGACCGATACTATGTCCCAATGACGAAATAAAACCTACGTGTTCAAATAACGTAGGAATTGTAATAGTCCAAGGTATATTGTTATGCACAAAATAATCTTGCATTATAACGTCTAAATGATTTTGCCTTTTTTTGCTAATTATAAACCTACCCTCTTTTTCAAACCAATCAAACATTTTTTTAGGTAAGTCATTCTGATTTATATATACTGCCGCGCATCCATAAAAACCTCTCTTTTGAACTTTAGTAATATATCCTTGTTTTATAATATCCGGTTTAAATAGATGATTTTGTCTCGCAAATAAAGTATATAAATTGTCTTTTGCTTTTTTATGTATATCATTGAATCTATGTAGAAAATCTGACGTAGTTATCATATCGTCGTCACAAAGTAATATCGGCTCGTCTTTTTCTGCGTTTTCAAGCATATCGAAAAGCATTCTTTTAAAATTATAGTGGTGTCCTTGTTTTTTGTAATCCACAAAAATCTTAACCTCT